CCCGCCGGACCATGCGCCCAGTTGCGGGTAAGACACCAGCAGGCTGTCGCGCGCTCGCCACCAGGCGAGGTGGCGGGCGGTGCTGGCGGCGTGTACGCGTGACCGGCCATCGAACGTCGCCGAGTCAATCTCGCATTCGGCGCACGCCTCGCGCTTGAGCCGCTCGAACGCCGCGCGTGTCGCGTGCGGCTTCACGCTGCGGCCGCGCCGTTGACCAGCGTCACGGTCACGTCGCCGGGCGCGTAGCGCGGCGCAGGATTGAGCGCCGCCTCGATGTCCGCCAGCGCGTCAGCCGCTGCGCGTTCGGCATGGCGTGCGCCACAGGCCCGCACGTAGAGCGTCGCATAGCCCGCGATGTCGTGCGCGTGGTCGTCATAGTCGACATCGCCCGCCATGATGCGCGCGGTCTTTGACAGCCACGCCTCGCAGGACTCGCGTTGCGCGTCGTTCATGCGCCGGTAGCCTGTCGAATTGCGCAGGATCTCCTTCATGAGCTGCGCGTAGGCCGCTACGTCCGCGAAGTCGCCGTGCGTCGCCTCGCGGTCCTGTAGGGTCTGCTCTATCGTCTGCGGCGCGTCCTGCGCTTGCGGGTGTGCTTTACGCTTGCTCATCTGTCGTCCCCCATCGTCTGATGTAATACATGACCGTGCTATGGTCGCGCCCACAGGCTTTCCCAATGGCCGAGTAGGTCCAACCCAACGCCAACAGGCGCCGGTAGACCTCCAGCCGTGGCCGCAGGTGTGCGGCAGCCGGTGACCGGCCGACTAGCACCAGCCAGGTCGTCTTGTGCGCGGCCGTGATGTCCGCACACAGCTCGGCGAGCTGCTCTTGCGTCAGCTGGTAGCGCGCCATGCGTTCGGCCGTCGCGGCTTGCCGCGCGGCCTTGCCTGCTAGCTTGGCCGCGCGTTCTTTGACGTGTGGCAGCGCCGCCCGTTCGGCCCGCGTGAGCCGTATCCAAGCCGTGTCGGTCTTATACAGCACGGGCGGATCTGCCAACGGCGCTGGCGGTGGTGGCGGTGGTAACGGTGGTGGCGGTGGTGGTGCCGGTGGCGTTGCTGCGCCGGGGCGTAGCCCCGTCGCAATGCGTGCCTTGACGGCCGCATAGTGCGCGAACCAGTCGCGATCCGCGTCGGTCATGCGCGGCGCTCCGCCAGCATGGCCTGCGCGACCCGCTGGGCCGTCCGACCGTAGATGATCCGGCCGTCGGTCGTCACGCCGCGCCAGCGCCGCGCGAGCGTCGGCAGGTAGCGCACGCGGGCGACGTGGCCCGTCAGGCTCCCGTCAGATGCGCGGATCTCGATAATCGGTGTCTGTGTCATTTGTCAGGTGCTCCCACAGGGCGGCCGCGCCGACTAGCGCGAAGGGAATAATGATGAACAGAATGAAGGCAATGGCGAGGTGCATCATACGTCCAACTCCTCTTGCGCTTCGTTCATCGCCCTGGCGAGTTCGCCCCAATTGACATCAGCCAAGAACGCCATGGCGTAGTCGCGCGCCAGACCGGGCGTCGATGTCTGCTCGATCACGTCGCCCGCATATTCTTTCAGCCAGTCGGCTAGCTCGAAAATATCAAAGCGGTCAAGGTTCCATTCCGCGAGATCCATGCCGTCGAAGATCTCAAGGTTCACACGCCACGTGGCGTAGTTCGTCCATCCGTTGTAGCTTGTTGTGTTGGTCATGATTGTAGCTCCCGTACTGCACGCCCCTCTGGCGCGCTATGAGACGGCCCGTGGGCCGTCCTTAGCGCGTCAGGCCGACTCGATCTCGGTCGCGATCAAGTCGTCACCGTCGAAGCCGGATTCGCAAGCATCAAAATAATCTTCATAGCCCGCATCGCGCGCCAGCGTGTCGAGCGCGTCATCTTTCGACGCGCCCTCGTAAACGCCAAGTACCATGCCGGAGATTGCGTTGCTGATCGTGTAGCTCAGGATTTCGTTAGACATGTGCTGTGCTCCCGTGTTGCGGCGCGCTCTTGCGCCGGTTTCATAAAGTTATCCAATGCGTTGCAGGGCGGTCAATCTTTTTATTGCAAGCCGGACGAATTATTTTTGTCCGGCTTGCATCACGTTTGCGTGACCGCGTCAGGCGGCGGCCGCGTTGGCCACGGGTGCCGCGTCCGGCCATGCGGCCGCTGGCGCGCTCGCCCATGTGTAGTACGTGGTCTCGGTCCGGTCGCGTATCGGCATTAGCACGCCAATGGCCTGAAAGCCGGTCCCGTACGCGAAGTCGACAACCGCCGGAGATCCGCCGTTGTACCTCACGATCGGGCTTGTCGTGCGGTCGCCGCCAAGCTCTTTCCGGGCCTTGGCGAAGTCAGCCAGGTAAATCGGATCGTACTGGGCAGGCTTGCCGTCAAGATCTTTCGGCATGACTTGGCGATAGTTTGGGAACGTCCCGTCCACGCGTGAGCCGCCGAACATCTCGCCGGCGTGTTCGAACGTGAGCTTGCCATCATCGCCGATCGTGAGGTCGGTCGTGTCGAGCGTCTTCATGCGCGGGTTGATTTTGAGCTTGGCGATTAGATCCCGTGGCACGATGACGGACGCATGGGTGCCCGTCGCGGCGTGCTCGCCATAGGGCTGGCGCAGCACGATCATGCGATGGCCATCGGTGGCGCACATGGTCACGCCATCGGGCGTAAATTCAAGATTGATCCCGTTCAGGTAGTACCGTGTTTCCTCGGTCGAGACGGCGACCAAGACGGCGCGCAGGGCGCGGATGTTGAGCGTAACTTTGAGCATGTGATGTTCTCCCGTTTCGAGCGAAGGCGCTCGCATAAGCTGGCGCTTGTGCGCCAGCTTAGACTTGCGTCTCGTTTACGCCGCGCGCACCGCCGTGGCGAACACGCGGTGGCCGCGCAGCTTCCACTTTTCAACGACAGGCGACCCGTCCGCAGCTTCATCTATGACGACATATGCTACCGTCTTGCCCACGCGCGCCGCGCGGTCGCCGTCCGCCGTGAAGATCCGTTGCGGATATTCCGCCCAAACGCCGCCACGGTCGCCTGCCGGACGGTCCGAATATTCGAATAGGCCAGAGGCGCTATAAAGGCAGAACATGCCTAGAATGCGCGGCGCGGTCATGTTGTGCTCGTTATGATAGGGTGCGATAGACATGTTGCGTTTCCTTTTTTTATCCAATGCGCAGGGCGCGTTTATGGGTTCATCGCGATTGCGAGGCAGATCACGCCAGCGATGAACGCGGCGGCCGCCAGAGCGTCAATGATGTCTGAGATGATACGCATGTGCTGTGCTCCCCGTTTGCGTGTGGTGGGCGACGCTTGCGCGCCGCCCGGTTGGACTAGAAATTGTAGGGCGTAACGCCGCGAAACTTGCAAATCTCTTTCGCGATCTTCTTGCTAGTGGCGGGCACAATTTCCGCGTTCTGATATTCTGCGCCGTTGCAAGGCTGGGCAACAATCCGAAGGATGAATTTGTAGGTCGCGTTCGGAACTGGGTTTTTCTGGATGTAAGCGATCATGTGTCTGTCTCCCGTTTGCCTATGACCAGAATTTAGCGCGGCGCTGCGCCCTTGTCAAGCGATCTTTTACAGAATTCGCCAAAAAAGTTTTTGGGCCATTTGCGTGGGTCGTTTGGGTCATGGTTGGGCGGTGAAAATGGCCCTGCGTGACCCAACGCTAAGTGCTTGATTGCGCTCGCTTTGTAGGGGGTTTTAGGTATTATTGTCATGTTGTTATGTTAAGTTAGAAAAGTTATAATATAGGTATATATTCCTATATAATATATATACAGAACTGAGGTTACCCCGGAAGCATGACCCAAATGACCCAAAACCCTCTTTAACCCCGCGCAATCAAGCACTTACACATGCCCATGGCATGACCTAAACCGTGACCCATGCATGACCCAAGGCATGACCCAAGCTTTTCCGCCCTCTACGCCAGCGCCACCAGGCCACGTACAATGTGCGATGCCATTGGCAATGACAAAATGACCCAAACAATTTTGGGTCATTTGGGCAACGCAAAAACAGATTGCCTAAATGACCCAAGCCATGACGC